TAGTTTTTCAAAAAATCCTTTTGCCATTATTTTTTGCCCCCTTTCTTTTTTTTCTTTTTGCCTTTCGGCTTCATTCCGCCTGTATGGTATGGCATAGGTTTAAATTTAACTCTATATATACTAGAATAACCTTGAATGAGGTAAAAAGCATTGTTATCGGCAAAAAGGATGCAAACAATAATGAATGAAGTTGTTCTTGGAATCAAGGGCGAACCGAATGAATCAGCGGAAGCAAAAGAGTTTAGACAAGGAATAATTGAAGATATTGAAAACGCAAATGATATTGCAAAAGAAAAAGGGATAAAAAATTGGTATGTAGACTACACGCCAGAATTTCCGCAAATCTAATAAAAAAGCCCCCTCAGTTTCGCCTGAGAGGTGCTTGAAATTTTGCTTGCTTATGTTTGTACCTAGTAAAAAGCCCCTTTCGGGGCTGTGAGCTTTAGCGGTAAAGATAACTTCCGTATGGGTCAGCATTGGCAAAACATCTTTTGCGGCTTGCTTCATCTAAAAGATCATATCTTGCGCCTTTTGCGGGGGCGTTCCACCCTGCGGCTTTGTAAACAAGACCTGTGTTTTTATCAACAAAACAATGAACGCTGACTTGATTTGTATTCTTGCCATCGCGGTCAACAACAACTTCAGTAATTTTTATATAACGTCTTCCGCGACTTGTATAAAAATTGTAGCTATCAGTTTTGTTGTTTAGAACTTCGACATACTCGTCAACAAATTTGTCGATAGTTCTTGTTTTTTCGATGATCTTGTCGAAGTGTTCTTTGATTGAAAAAGTTTCCATTTGTTTGATTGGTTTAGAACAATTTAATTATAATATAATTAATAGAGGGTGTCAACCCCCTAGAAATTATAGTCGTAGAAAGCCCGCCATCCTCTGCCTAGTCTTGTTGGATTTCGGTCATGCTGTCCGCATTGACACCATCTGCCATCCTGTCTTAAGCCGAACTTCATAATCCCGCCTTCTTTGTTTCTTGTGATGTCGTACTTAAGTTCGCGTTGGTTTGTGCAATGGCCTGCAAATCCGCCGGGGATAATGTTTGGTTTGATTTCCTTGTTTAGTTTGTAGCTATCAGTTTGAACAGTAACGAATTTTTTTGTTCTTTTGATAACTGTGCAAGGATGAATGTCAGAGTAATAAAGAACGTGCGCCTTGTCTCCGATTTGAGGGTCAAACCCTAAAGTTACGTTTTCGTTTTCCATTTGTTTAGTTGGTTTGTGAACGATTTAATTATAATAGAATAGATTTGATTTTGTCAAGAAAAAGGTAAGAGGGAATTATCTTCCCTCGTATCCTTTAGCTTGCATGATTCTTAAAGGGGCGCGGTTTTCTTTTTGAGCCATTACCCATTCTTCACAAGTGAAGTTTCTGCAAATGAAATTTATCCAAGTCTTGTAAGGCTTGCGGCCATACTTGAATCTAGCGATGAAAGTTAACTGAGGTCTGCCAACATTTGCGGGATGACAGTTTGGATAATCTTCTTCGTAGTTTCTTGTTAACCCATGTCTGCCTTCATAGTGAAGATACATTCCGTCCCATCTGAACAAGTCTTTTTGGAAAGGTGTTTGAGTTGCGTTTGTCATTGGTTTGATTTGTTTCGTACAAATTAATTATAATAGAATTAAATAAACTTGTCAACCCCTAATAAAAAACCCCCATTTCTGGGGGCGATATTATCAAGAGCCTGCAAGTCTTCTTTGTCTTGTACTTGCAACCTGTCGGCCTAGCCCTGCCCTTGCGCCTGCGTTACTGCCTGCGCGTGAGCCTGAACCGCCTGAAGTGAATCCGCGACCTGATCTTAACTTCGGATATTTTTGATCGCGTAAGGCAAGCGATTTTGAATCTTCGATTTCATTCTTTCCGCGAACTCTGAGCGCACTAAGATTGATTCTTTTGCCTTGCTTCATTTCACGGCGTCCTTCTTTTTCTTCTTGTCTTTTGATTTCGCCAAGACGAGATTGAACTTTCCAAGCCCAAGCCTTTCTGAAACTTGAATTGAATGTCGCATCGAATCCGCCGCGAACTCCTTTGCGTTCATCTTTCAAAGCGCGTTCACACGCTTCGATCAAATATTCGGCATAAAGATCAATTTGAACTTTGTTGCCTTTGGTCGCGAAGATGTCGAAGCATTTGCCTTTGTAAGAATTGCCGATAACTAAACGACCATTGAAAAAGTTTACGCAAGCTGAAACAATGATCTGTTCATGTGGTTTGACTCTTGTGAAATGTTCAAATCCGTTTGCGTCTTTCCAAGTCCAATTAATAGCTTCTTTCAG